CTTGTGTTAACAGTGCCATATCTAATTTCTTAGTATGTATATACTATAGCACCAAAGAGTCTAACAGTCAACCTGTTTTTTGCCAAAATCTAATCTTTTTGTCTTTTCATTGCTTTTATTAAGCCGTATTTTCTAACATCGCCACTAAAAAGATGCAATTCCATTGCCTTCTTTTCATTAGTAACAACTATTCCCTGCTTATCAAAATAGTAAGGACAGTCAATAAACTGGTCCATCCATATTATAACGTTAGTTGTAAACTCAAAGTCTTTAGGATAAGGAACTTTATACATTTGTAAATCTAGTTCTTCGGTTACAAAATTGTATCCAGCTTCAGTAAGGCGCAATCCACCTGTATCTTTTGCTCTTGTATTTTGCCACCATAATGGCATTACTTCCGCTATACTTGCCTCGTGTACAGCCTTGCCTGAATTTTTTAAAAAAATCTTAGTATAGGTTTCTTTCCAGTTCATTAGTCTATCAATTGAACTGTTTCACCTGCAGAAAGTTTAACAACTGTAAATTCATTGCAGTTAAATAGGTCATTTAGTTTCTTTGCCAAATTAATTGCATGTCCTGGATTGCTAAAAGAAACTTTTTTGTATTTAGGACCAGGATAATTGCTTAAACTATGTGAGGATTTTAGATTGAATGGTTTGTTGTTATAAAATACAGCCCATATAGCTTCAGCATCTAATATCTGTTCACTTTTATAGGTTTTTTTGTCTATAAATTCTAACAACACTTTTGGTTTAGGTCTACTCATATACGTTGTCCTTTAATTAACTACGTATATATTTATCTAATTTTACCAAGTATTTCCGCCGTCGAGCCTTACTTCAATTGTTTCTTCTTCGGCATTGTTCTGCTTAACAAGCAATGCTTCTAGGTCACCATTCATCCTAGTCATAACTTCCCCTAATGTAAAGGCAAGCCGTTTTGCTTGTTGTATATCAAGTGTAACATCTTTAGATCTACTAGCATCTGCACTTTTTACCTGGCTAATAAATTGTTGTATAGCTACAGTATTAAGAGGTTCATTTGGCATTAGCTTTACTCAATTCTGTTCTCATTTCTAAAGAAGTTTTAAAAGGACCTTTGTAGTCATAACGTTCGATAGTAATTGCTTTAGGACAAAAACTTTTAACCCAACCTTTATCAAATTTAATAATATAAAAGCCTGCACAATATAAACTTTTTGACTTTGAGCTTTTAGTAAATAATGGAAGTTTTTGTTTTACGTCATATAAAGGATTGTGTGGTGTACAACTTGTAGGAAAGCCATGTACTTCATCAAGTGTTACTTCAGTAATATCTAAAGAACTCCAACTTAGTTTACCTAAATCTCTTTCAAGTTCTACTTTACTATTTACAAATCTTGATCCATTGACATCGGTAACCATATACTTTTCATCTGAATATGCTAAAGTAGCAACCTTGTTGCCTTGATTTTCTATAATCCAAAACTTACCGTCAATTATTTCTTTTGCATTTATTGTCATATTGTATACCTCGCTTGTAATGGCTCAGCATAACTCTGAGCTTGTTCACTTACTCTTTGAAGATCCCATAAGGCACAAAACTTCATTAAGCGTAAGCCAACTTGTGTTATTTGTTTAGGTTTGCTATTCTCTGCAATAGTTGCATTAATTATCTCTCTAATCTCTGCAGGTTGTGCTGTTAAATCACATAATGTAACATTACGATTGTAATCGTCAAGTACTCTATGCTCTTCACCATTATGATCTACCCAGCGTTGCAACATCATATTGTTCCAATTGAAGCCTTTGTTGTCTTTATCTGCAAATGCTTCAACAAGACCAACTTTGTTTTTTGTGCCTTTAACACGTACACCTGGATACGCAGAGAACACATTATCACTTTTGTCACCACGCATACATTTTTCAAACAACATAAATTCAGGATTAGGTGCATCTTTAGCTAAGCCTGTTTTTTTGTTAATTACATGATTACCTTTCTTATCAAAGTAACCTTCATGTGTAATTGTAGTTTCAGTAATACCATTATACTGTTTACAGTTAGGAGCAATAAGTTGTGCAAAGTCACCATCAGTGCTAATAATAACATGATTATCATTAGGATGTGCTTGTACCCAACCTGCAATAAGATCATCAGCTTCTAATTGTTGGTTTTGTAGTACTGTACAGTTTGTCTTATTACCTACAAAGTCTTTAAATGTATCAAAGGCTTCCCAAAACAACTTATCTTCTTGTTCTTCTTTTTCTGTAAGAGCTGCACGAGCATCGCTTCTATTGCGTTTGTAAGGCTCATAAAAGTCCTTACGCCAACTGCGACCTTCTAAGCAGAATACAACATGATCAGCATCAAAGTCTTGCCATGCCTTTCGTACGCCTGCTAGAGTAATGTGAAATGCCATGCCGACTTTTGTATCTAAGTCGCCTCTAATAACGTGTCTAGCACGAAAAAATGTATTTGCTGTATCTACTAGTACATAAGTTGCCATTAGTTTGCCTTTGTGTAAATTATAGTACTATTATAACACCAGATCTGGCTTGTGTCAACCATTAAGATACTTCACTCTTATCGTCGCTTAGTGGTTTTACGTTTATATATCCTGCACCACGATCGGTATCCATACCTTCTTCTGATAACATGTTATATACAATATCCTTAAACCATCGATCTACAATCTCTTCTTCAGGATCTTGTTCGGTTCCATATCCGTTTTGAATTAATTCTTGGATAAAATATTTGTTCCAATCAAGTTCAAAGAACCCGTTTCGAATATTATCTTCGTTAACTTTCATATCAAGCACATTTACCCAAGATTGTTTCTTGCGTGTATGATATTCTTTAGGATTCTTTCTTCTTAGCAGTTCAAGTTTTTCTTCTTCGACTTTTACCTTTTCTGCTTCTATTTTATCTAAGCCTGTTAGTTTCTTTAACCATTGTTTCATATCAGTCCTTTTTCTGTTAGTTCATTATCTAAGTTTTTATTTATTGGGTCTTTCATATTAATCCTTTCCTATATAAATAGATTCTTTACTAATATGATTGTTTACGAACCAGTCAAACGAAAAACTTATTCGTGTATCGTGGGTATTATTAGGTCTTACTTTATGTTCCATCCATCCTGGAAACAAAATAATGCCACCTTCCTGAGGTGTAATATCTAAGTTTATTTGATACTTATCACCTATAGGAAACATGCCTCCACGCATTTGTACTCCGGGTTGCCTTAAACTAATTTGGCCATTATCCTCTTTACCTGTACATTTATAATAGTATGTGCCTGATATAAAAGCATCACCGTGACTATGCCATTCTTGAGCTTCGTCATTGTCATAAATGTTTATCCAGCTTCTTGCTAATTCCATTCTTGCATCTTGTCTAAAAAATGCTTGTGTTTCTTTGAAATAATTATATGTATGCGTCTTTATATATCTACCCAAGTTAGATAAATTATGATCTGTAATAGTATTCAAAAATAAATGCACGTTAGTTTTTAACTTTGCTTCTCTATCAGCAGGCAATCCGACTCCTTGTTCTATTATGTTGGGTAGTGCAGCTTTTATTTCGTGTTGGACTACGAAACTTTCTTCAAGTTTAGGTTGATATATATAAACTGGAACAGGAAAAACTTCTAATATCATAGTCCTGCATCTCTTACTAGTTTATTCCACCACCCCATTTTAGTACTCCACTTTTTGTTGTAGATACTGTATTTCAATATTCTTTGCACCAGTATCTTCATCATAGGTATCGTGCAGTCTATACGATACTCCATGTTTATATAACTTAACATTTAGTTTGTTTATACTATCTACATACAAACGTAACTCTTTAACTATATCTGCTACTTTAGGATCTTTCATTACCATCCTGCCTTTCTAATCCTATCTTGATCAATAGGTGCCTTCATTGCTTTATCTAACTGTTCGTTAGTTTCTTTTTTTATATCGTATAGTGCATCCATATCTCTACTATGTTCCCCAGGCATTTCCGAATAGGCTGATATGGAGTCTGGGGGTAAATCGCCATCCTTCTGCCATACATGCTTCGGCCACATCTTTAACGTTGAGAACGTATTCTTCACTGCGTCCACCCAACGGCATAAGATATACTGGACATTCCACCCCGGCACTTCTGTAAGCGTCCACAGCCTTTTTAACTTCATCAAAGTCACTTTGAGTAGCGACAACAAACTTAAAATACATGTCGCTATCAGTAACAAGGTTATACTCACTAGCCACGTCAGGCTTAATAGCAGTATCCCAAGGTTCTCCACTAACGCTAAGTTTTGGGGAACAAGACCAAGTGACTTGGATTCTGTCCTGATCGTTGAGATAGTTGTAGAGATCTTCGTGTAAATGTTGTGTAGTATTTGTTTCAAAAGTAATATTCCTCAAGTCTTTCATACGTGGATGTTCGAATAACTCTACGTACAGTCGTTGCCACGCCAACAACGGTTCGCCACCTGTCATAATCAAATGAACGTCTTGACCATTATCTTGTACCCATTTACCATTAGGTGTAAGAGATAGTAAATGTTCAACTACTTCGTCAACAGTTGCCTGCTTATTAAACTTTTTAAACTCAGGATAGATACTTGCATATGTATCGCAACCTGTATGTATAATAGGCAAGTCGTTAAACTCTTTTGTAGTTTCATGTACGCCAGCGTCAAGTAATGCCTGTACTTCAGCATTATGAATAATACCTTGCTTTTGTTTTTCGTCACGCATGGGTTCATTTTGTAAACCAAAGTTCATACAACGAAAGTTACAACCGAAGGTACGTAGAAATACACTAGGTACTCCTACAAACTTGCCTTCACCTTGTACACTATAAAATGCTTCTGAATATCTTAGTTTCATATTTATATCCTATCTATCACAAGCATATGACTGTTGCAACTTAATATTGTCCATGAACTCTTTCTTAGTAGCTGCATCGTCTTTGAATGCACCTTTGAGTACAGTTGTTTGTGTAAGACTACTATGTGCCTTTACACCTCTGTTTTCAACACAACCGTGTGTTGCTTGTACATACACACCTAAGTGTTCTGCACCTGTTGCTTTTTGTATTTCACGAGTGATATCATTTGCAAGTTCTTCTTGTAATGTACCACGTTCAGCACACCATTGTGCAATACGTGTATACTTAGATAATCCAATTAGTTTGTCTGCGGCAATGATGCCAATGTATGCTACGCCTCTTACAATCTGATGGTGATGTGAACACATACTTGTTAGTTCTGAACGCACTACTAACATACCTTCATAACGTGAAGCACTGTCATTTGGAAATGCTGTCGCACTTGGAATTGGATCATAACGTCCTGCCATCAGTTCGTTGATATACATCTTTGCAAGACGTTTACCAGTTCCCATACTGTTAGGATCATTATGCCTATCAATTAGAAGTTTGTCTAATACATTTTCAAAAGCACTTGCAGCTTCTTCAATCAGTTCTTCTTTGTCGCCATCTTCTAAGACGCCTGAAATGTTATCGCCTGCCCAATAACGAATGTTCGCTTCCTCTAAGCGGGCTTTTATCTGTTCACTTTTACTCATTTATTTCTCCGATGTTTAGGCAGTGGATTGCCGTTAATAATACAATGCACAATATAAGTTATATTATACATTGTATTTAGGTTTTTGTCAACCATTAAAAGTATTTTTCTAACATTTCTAAACGATCATGAGCTGTAGCCATAGCATCTAACTCTTTTTGGATTGTTTCGATAATGTCAGAGTGTTCCCCAATGCCTACAACTGTTTGCATGTATACATCAACGTTTGTTTTGTGCAACTGTATTTCTGCTTCAGCATGTTGCTTTGCTGCTTTTATTAATTGATCCTTCACCATAAATCTCCTTTCGGTAGTTACCTTTTTCAGGTATCACATGACGAATGCCGCCACGTGGATCTTCCATATCACCTTTTCTCCTAGGAATGAGATGGATATGCGGATAATCTACAGTTTGTCCTGCAGCTTCTCCTACATTCTGTCCTATATTGAACGCATCACAATATCCGCGATCAACCCAATCGTAGCCCCACTTATATGCGGCTTCGAAACATTTACTCAAATCCTGCCATGTTTGTTCTTTGGGTACAAAAAGGAGATGTCCTTCTGTAACAGGATAACCGTCTTTGTAGACTGTAAAGTCTTTTGTATCTATCAGTACATCAGTCCATGGCTTATGTGGTTTCATAAAATTCTTCCTCAATATATCTTTTTAATTCATGATCGCCTACATTCTCAGGTACTTCATTTTTATAAAAAAGTCTATAACTGTCACTACCGTACTTACCAATACCGTATAATTGTGTAGCATCTTCACCATCCCAATCTCGAAACTGTTCGCTCATTCTATAAAGTCGTTCTGCTCTAACATGTTTCATGCCTAAAGGTTCAATTACTTCTTCTATTTCTCTACGTGTTGCATGTACTAAACTATCGTGAGTACTCCACTTAGCAAAAAATTTAGGTAATACTGCTTTGACTTGTTTACGATTGGTCAGATTTAAACAAATAACACCAACCATATGTTGCCATATGTTTGCTACTTGTTGTTGTACCATTAGATCATCACGCATCTTTTTCCCTTATATGTTTATAATCTATATATTGTGAACACCATTCATAAAAAGCACGATCGTTATCTGGCCAACATTCTGCAAAAATTTTATCTTTACGATGTTCTTTAAATAGTTTTCTAACTTGGTTTTCAGTAAGCTCATTCATAAGTTGCTACATTCTCCCAAGGATATACTAACCAAACATCTTCTTCTGCTTTGTTGATTTCGTGACAAGTATAACTAACTTTATCAAACTCACTTGCTAGGTTTTCTGTAAGTGTAGCAAAACGAACATTGTTACCCCAAACCTTTTCCCATTCAGGACTATTTGGTAAACAACCTGCAGGCCAGTCTTGCTTAATCCAATTAAATGTAGCACCAGTATCGTTAATGTCATCTACAATAAGAATCTTTTTGCCTTCTTGTCCATGACCCTGTTGATGATATCCAAATGCATCTTCTGCCATCCAACAGTTGCTTTCACTTTCACTATCGTCATCACGCAGACTTACTTTAATTGCTTCGCAACGTATGCCAGTCATGTTACTAATAATAGTAGCAGGCACATTACCACCACGGGTAATACCTACAATGTAATCAGGACGCCAATTATCCTTGTACATTTGATTTACAATACTAACGCACATACGTTCTACGTCACTCCAACTGTAATAATGTTTTTTAATCATTTATTTTCTCTTTCAATTTAGGGTGAACTGTTCGGTCATTATATATGTCTCCTGCTAGTGCTTGTATTTGTTCTACAAGTATAGTAACTTCTTGCACATCATAAGGCTTGCCTTTTGCTTTTTTGTACTTTTCTCTGTGTGCTTTTATTGCCAATGTATGCATTGCACTTACTTTATCCATTAGTTGTTGTATTGTATGTTGCACTATATCTCCTATTTGTATGATAATAATCCATGTTTAAGAATATAATTTTTTACTTCATTTGCAAAATATGTTTGTCCTTCTAAACCAATATGTAGTTTTGGCATTAGATCAAACTTGTCTTTTAACATTTCATAATAATTAGACTCCATATTATGATAGGTTCTTAAATCCATTGTTTTTTCAAATAGCCATTTGTTATGCGGAACATTTTCTCTTCTCCATTTATGTACATCAAATATAGAAGACACAAAAAAATAAGGCACCTTGTGATCTTCAAGGAAGGTTTTAAGATAGTAAACTTCTTGCAAAAATCTTAGTTGCTGTTGTTCCCAGTCACCCCAATCTGTAAGTAACAAGCTCTTATACATATTATAATGCTCTTTTGTAAGTCTTTTATCTGCGATACTTGCATTACCAATTACTCCAGGAGTTAAAATAGCTCTTTGATATGGTTTGCAAGTTTCATATGCAGGATGTTTAATATACATTCTGTCTGTACCGGTAAATCCTACTATAACAAATAGGTCTTTGTTTAGATTGTTTAGTACATATTCTACTGTTCTTTGTATAATATAAGGGTTTGAATTTCCAGGTGCTGATTCGTTTACTATATTTTTTGCACCTAATAATTTTGCTACTTGATTAGGCCAAGACTTGTCATAAACAATGCCACGACCGTCGTCGTTATGTAATTCTGCTCCAGAACAATGACTACATCCGTTTATATAAAAATTCTTATTTTTCACTATTATATTTCTCATTTAAATAAGTTTCGTTATGCACCCAACGGTATCCTGCTTCTGTCCAATTATTTGCAGTAGCATGTACAAAGCGAACAAAGCCCCATTCTTTTTTCTTACGACCCATAAAGAATAAACTTGTACACGGTATCTCGTTACCGTTGTCGTCTTTGGCAAGTTCTAACCAATGTAAATCTTCTGCTTTCCTAAACCTTATGTGTCCAGGACCACGCCATTCTTTTGTAGCACCAACAACATTACCTTCACGCGAAATAATAGGAATATGTTCCCAGTAACCACCTTTGATAATAAATGCACCCCAGTTCCAAGGATGATCATGCAGTGTAGGTTCGTCACTAACAAGAACCTTGTGTAACGTAATGTTAAAAGGAAAGTTCTTGCGTTCTTTTAGAAATAGATAGTAACGGATAAGATACGGAATCTTACCTGTTCTATCTGTGATAACTCTACGTCGACCTAATAGGTCCATCATTTTAGAAAGGAAGTTTATCATCGTCTTCAAAGTTTCCTTTATAATCTTGATCCACCATTCTGTAAATAGAGTAAAAGTTTTCCCATGCTTTTTTTAATGCAGGATATTCTTCGCACATTTTTATTACCCGGTCAGGATCTATTTTATTTCCAAAATCCCAACTTAAATCAGCTGTATCAATTGTTGCAACTGTATCAGATATATTAAAAGTATATTCACTACCTGTATCATTAGTATATGATGTATCTATTGTAATAGTTTCTGCTAAATCAAAACTAAGTTGTTCTTCGTCACCCATTGGATATCTCCTTATAAAGTTCCTTGCCACTAAAAAACTCTTTGTTAAGTTTAGTAACTTGCTTATTAATACTCGGTAGTAGATCATCATAGTTTTCCATATAGTTTACAATTTGTGCTACTACTTTATCTCTGTTGTGTAAATATGCATCAAAGTTTTCGGTCCATTCACTTGGATATTTAAACTCAGGCAACGCCATTTCACTGTAGCTGAGTCTATCAGGAACCATAGGAATAGCATTTACTAGAGCACCTTCATACCAACTAATGCCAAGTGTTTCTTGTAGGTTAGCACTAAACACTAGTTTAGCTTCGCCTAGCAAATTATGATATTCATTTTTGCTTAATTCTTGTTCTTGGCACACAACAAATTCATATTGTGGTAAACGTTCTTTTAGATCTCTAAAAATATCTACTTGTTTTTCAGGAGCAACACGATGCGGAAAAAGTATAATATCTTTTTTATCCATTTGTGCATATGAATGTAGACTATCCTTTAGATACTCCATAGGCCAACCTACACGTTTAATTTTGTCCCATTCTAAAGAATAGTCATAATCCATTTCACCTGTAAACATATCAATATGAAACTTACTTGCAAAGAAGTTGTCATCATAACATTCAAACATTGACATTTCAGCATGTCTTACCCAAGGTTTATCACCGATTAGTCTGCCCAAGAAATCTTGTGGGTCATAACTACCAGCATGCCAGAGGCCACCAATGCTAACATCAACACCAAGTAACTCTGCCATGTAGCGTAGTTGTATAACTGTAGGATTCCAGGCATCGGTATAGAGAAAATAGTCACCATCCTCCACTTTCCCTTTACAGAAAAGTTCACCGATTTGGGCAAGTTGATTAGATTTGTAAACATTTGTACCTCCAAAGTTAAGGAAAGCCCCGGGCGTAGTTGCCTGAGGTGTTTCCCCGCCACTTATAACAGTAACGTTCTCGTTTGTTGATAGTTGCAGTTGCTTAGGAAGATACTCTTTCCATTGCTTAGTATACCTAGTGTCAACTGCTTCAATGTCTACAATATAAATCAACTTCTGTTCCTCCGACGTTTTCGGTCTTTATATTTCTGCCAGGAAAGATAACCTTCCCATACTCTGTCGCCTTTCTTGTAAAGGCTTTTTTCGTTAAAAGGTTTAGCTTCAAACCTACAGTAGTCTCGAAAAGATTCGAGGTCATTAAATACTTTATTATACGCTGCTCGATTGAATTCGATAGCCATTTTAGTAATTCCTTCTTACACATTCTTTGGATAATAGATTGTACAGCCGTTTTCATTATCTTCAGCTACGCTGATTTCTACAAATCGGCCTGGGTATTTTGTAGAAATTTCTTGATACAAGTCATCTGCAATCATTTCACAGCTCTTGTGGTTAAGTTCTAGTACACCTTCAACGTCATAGAGTCTTTGCATCCAGCGTTTAAACTGAATAAATTCAATGTCGCGATCGTTGTGGAATACTTGGATACGAACTTTAAAGTGGAAAATATGACGATGTGGAATACCAAGGAATGATACGTCATCCCAATCGCCAGTTGCTAGTTTAGGATCTGTGTCGGCACCTGGGTACATATGTACACCTTCTTTATTAAAGG